TTACTCTGCAGGTGAAGTCGGCCACTCAATATCAGGTGCAGTTGATGTATCAACACGGTTCAGCAATACCCGATACTTCTTCCAGGCTTCCAGCAACGAGGTTTCTTCCTCCGTTGCAATTTCCAGATCTGCAGCATCCTGAAGCGGCGCAATATGCTCACTGGCTACCTGCATCAGGCTTTTTTTTGTTTCTTCCGCCTCCCGGATCCGGAACAGTTTTTCTGCTTCCGTATCCTTCACCCAGGCTGTGCCGTTCCACTTCTGATATTCCCCTCCCGGCGATAACCAGGTAAAATTTTCCGGTAACGGACCGAGTTCAGAAATAAATAACGCGTCGCCGGAAGCCACGTCATAGACGGTTTTACCCCGATGGTCTTCAACGAGATGCCACGATGCCTCATCACTGTTGAAAACAGCCACAAAGCCAGCCGGAATATCTGGCGGTGCAATATCGGTACTGTTTGCAGGCAGACCGGTATGAGGCGGAATATATGCGTCACCTTCACCAATAAATTCATTAGTTCCGGCCAGCAGATTATAAATTTTTATGGTCCGTGGTTGTTCACTCATTCTGAATGCCATTATGCAAGCCTCACAATATAGTTAAATGCAATGTTTTTGACGGTGTTTTCCGCGTTACCCGCAGCGTTAACGGTGATGGTGTGTCCGTGTGAACCAATACTGAAAGAATGGGCATGAGCACCGATAACAACCGGATGCTGGTGCGCACCAATACCAACTGTATGCGCATGTGCACCGGCACTCACGGCTGTACCGGACAATGAGTGACTGTGGCTGCCCTGACTGTCCGTTTTCGATAAATAAGCAATACCCTGTGTGTTGGTTCCTTTAACTGTGGATAAACTTCCTGTAATGGTTGCTGTTCCATACTGACTCCAGCCAGAACTGTTCATCCTTAAACCACTTGTGTGGGCATGAGCACCCGCGGCCCCTGTTGAACCGCTCAGACTGTGAGCATGAGCCCCCGTGTTATTCGTCGATTTGGTGCCGTAATCGAAACTGCCTGTTGTTTTCGTCCCGTAATCAAACGACGATGTGGTTTTCGTCCCCAAATCCGTACCGGATGCACTGGCACTGTGGGTGTGCGACTTAATTCCATCCTGTTCCTGAGACAATACAGCACGACCGCTGGCGGGTTTCCCCTTGATTGTCCAGCCTCGCATATCAGGAAGCACACCCGATGGATACGCGACAGCAAGTTTTGGGTAGGCTGATTTGTCAAACGCCTGCCCCTGCATCAGGACGTAGCCAGACGGAACGATATCTGATGGCCACGGGATCGGCGCACCTGCCGGAAAGGCCGAATTCTCTCCGGCCCCAAGGTATTCAAGAACATCTGCAACGGAATTTTTTGCCAGAATATCCCTGCCAACCTGAGTCAGTTCAGTCAGGCTGGCGGCATCATTTTCCGCAAAATACGGTAATTTATTTTTCGCCGTGGAAAGCCCTGCCAGCGCCGTCAGTGTCGCATTCTTCGGTTGTTTACCCGCAAGCGCGTTAGTCATGGTGGTAGCAAAATCTGGATCATTCCCGAGCGCTGCGGCCAGTTCATTCAGCGTATTCAGTGCGTCAGGTGACGCGTCGATAACATCTGCAATCGCGGCCAGTACAAAAGCGGTGTTCGCAATCTGGGTATTGTTTGTTCCCCTGAGCGCGGTTGGTGCTGTTGGCGTTCCGGTCAGTGCCGGACTGTCCAGTGGGGCTTTTCTGTTCGTTTCATCCATTACCACCTTAACCGCCTTTGGCGTTGCAGCAAGCGTTTCAGACGTGCTGTTGGTTGCACTGCTGAGCTGCACTATCCCCTTTCTCGTTGTGTCCGCATCCTCAAGCGCGACAGCTGAAGCTATATCTTCTGCACGTTTTGCCGAATTTTCTGCACGTATTGCCGCCGCTTCTGCCGCACTTTTGCTCTGCGATGCTGATACCGCACTTCCCGCAGCCTCTGTCGCCTTCGTGGATGCCGTTGACGCACTCCCCGCCGCCGCTGTTTTTGCGTCTGCCGCGGCAGAGGCGCTCCGTTCCGCTGCTGTTTCAGATGACCTGGCATTCGTCTCGGACGTGTTTGCCGCCCTGGCAGAATTTTCTGCCGCCGTTGCCGAGGAAGCTGCACGACCGGCACTTGATGATGCGTTCGTTTCTGATGATTTTGCTGCCTCTTTTGAGGCCACCGCATCTCGTGCTGAAGTGGCGGCCTCTGACGCTTTCGTGGCCGCGGTGGAGGCAGACGTGGCGGCTGATTGTTGTGACGCTGCAGCATTCGTTTCTGACGTTTTCGCCGCAGCGGCACTGGTGGCCGCCGCGTTTTTTGAGGACTCTGCGGCTGCGGCACTTTTTTCCGCTTCAGTGGCCTTTGCTGATGCCGCTTCTGCGCCGGAGGACGCTTCCTGAGCTGACGATGCAGCCTGTCCGGCGGACGTGCTGGCGGCGCGTGCTGAGTCAGTTGCATCAGTCACAAGGGCCGCGACCTGAGCAGCTGATGCACTGGCATCGCCGGCTGATTTCTTCGCGTCTGCCGTACTCTGTGCCACCACGGACGCGTTACGCGCCACCTCTTCCACCATCAGTTCAAGACGACGCAGCACCTCCGGCCGGGCATCATCCTCCGTCATGGCACAGAGAAAATCATTCAGCGTCCCCGGTTGTGAATCTTCATACACGGTGATGGTCCCGGCGTGCGATGGTGGAAAACCGTCAACCTGCAGGATGACACTGTACTGACCGTACTCCACATCCATGCTGTAACGCCCGGCTTCATCCGGATTCTCTGAGCCCACCGTGTTCACCACCACCGTGGTGCTGTTACGTCTGGCTTTCAGCTGAATGGTGCAGTTCTGTACCGGTTTTCCTGTGCCGTCTTTCAGGACTCCTGAAATCTTTACTGCCATATTCACCCCACAAAAAAGCCCACCGGTTCCGGCGGGCTGTCATAACACTGTGTTACCTGGCTAATCAGAATTTATAACCGACCCCAACGATGAATCCGTCAGTACGCCAGTCGCCACTGCCGGAGCCTTCATAAGCAATATCAACAACGACGGACGCTGCCGGATTAATCTGTATACCTGCACTCCACGCCACTGAGGTATGCCGCATTGCACTTTCGTCCCTGGCGGTGGTCGTCTCTTTCATATACCCGGGAGTGATTTCCGTCTTACGGTAATCCCTTGTACTGCCGGACCACCGACTGTGAGCCACTCCGGCCATGGCGTACGCACTGACCTGCTTACTGATTTGTAAAACCGGTCCGGCCATCACGCTCACATAACGTCCACGCAGGCTCTCATAGTGAAACGTATCCTCCCCGGTCATCACTGTGCTGCTCTTTTTCGACGCGGCGAACCCCAGGGAAGCCATCACCCCCACACTGTCCGTCAGCTCATAACGGTACTTCACGTTAATCCCTTTCAGATGACTCACACCGGTATCCCCGCCCGACAACGACGGCAATGTACCCGGTTTCACCTGAAAATAGCCCACCGTAAACGTACCATGTCCACCTTCCGCACGGGCCGGAGTGACTGTCACCGCAAGTGCGGCAAAGACAGCAACGGCAATACACACATTACGCATCGTTCACCTCTCACTGTTTTATAATAAAACGCCCGTTCCCGGACGAACCTCTGTAACACACTCAGACCACGCTGATGCCCAGCGCCTGTTTCTTAATCACCATAACCTGCACATCGCTGGCAAACGTATCCGGCGGAATATCTGCCGAATGCCGTGTGGACGTAAGCGTGAACGTCAGGATCACGTTTCCCCGACCCGCTGGCATGTCAACAATACGGGAGAACACCTGTACCGCCTCGTTCGCCGCGCCATCATAAATCACCGCACCGTTCATCAGTACTTTCAGATAACACATCGAATACGTTGTCCTGCCGCTGACAGTACGCTTACTTCCGCGAAACGTCAGCGGAAGCACCACTATCTGGCGATCAAAAGGATGGTCATCGGTCACGGTGACAGTACGGGTACCTGACGGCCAGTCCACACTGCTTTCACGCTGGCGCGGAAAAGCCGCGCTCGCCGCCTTTACAATGTCCCCGACGATTTTTTCCGCCCTCAGCGTACCGTTTATCGTACAGTTTTCAGCTATCGTCACATTACTGAGCGTCCCGGAGTTCGCATTCACACTGCCACTGATATCCGCATTTTTAGCGGTCAGCTTTCCGTCCGGTGTCAGGGAAAAGGCCGGAGGATTGCCGCCGCTGGTAATGGTGGGGGCCGTCAGGCGCTTCAGGAACACGTCGTTCATGAATATCTGGTTGCCCTGCGCCACAAACATCGGCGTTTCATTCCCGTTTGCCGGGTCAATAAACGCGATACGATTGGCGGCAACCAGAAACTGGCTCAGTTTGCCTTCCTCCGTGTCCTCCATGCTGAGGCCAATACCCGCGACATAATGTTTGCCGTCTTTGGTCTGCTCAATTTTGACAGCCCACATGGCATTCCACTTATCGTTGGCGTCCTTCCACTCTTTCGAAAACTCCTCCAGTCTGCTGGCGTTATCCTCCGTCAGCTCGACTTTTTCCAGCAGCTCCTTGCCGAGATGGGATTCGGTTATCTTGCCTTTGAAAAAATCCAGGTAACCTTCCGCATCATCGCTCGCCCGACCGACGGCCTCCACGAATGCCGATTTGCCAACGGTGTTCACACTGCGGATATAAAAGTAATAATCATGGCCCGGTTTGATATTGATACTGGCGGCTATCCAGTACAGCGCCGTACCAAGATAACGCGCGCTGGTTTCAACCTGTCTGATATCCGCAATCTGCTTTTCCGAGAACCAGAACTCAAACTGTACCGTCGGGTCATAAACGGCAAGATGCGGCGTGGCGGTTATCTGAAAATAGCCCGGCGTCAGCTCAATCCTCGACGGTGCTGCCGGTGCGGCAATCCGGAACGATACCGACGCCGGGTCTCCCTGCTGCCCCCAGGCATTTACTGCCCGGACTGTCAGCGTGTACCGCCCCAGCGCCAGCTGCCTGAAGCGGTATGTGGTTTCCGTCGTCCGGGCCGTGCTGACCAGCCGCTCACTGCCGTCATCCGCTGCCACGGTCAGGCGAAGCAGGAAGCTCACGCCCTTCACCACCTTCGGCGTGTCCCAGCGCGCCAGCACCTGATATTCCCCGCTGTCTGCAGTGACTTCTGCGGTCAGGTGCTGCACCGCTGGCGGCGTGACACCATTCACCGTGCCACTCTGTTCGCCGTCAAAGTGCGCCCCGTTATCCACGATGGCCTCTTTTTCCGGCACATGCTGCACGGCGGTGATGGCATACGTGCCGTCGTCGTTCTCACGGATACTCACGCAGCGGAACAGTCGCTGGCGCAGCGTCGGCAGCTTCAGCCCCCATACGCTGTATTCAGCAACACCGTCAGGAACACGGCTCACTTTTACCTTCACGCCGTCGGTGACGGACTGAACCTCCACGCTGACCGGATTGCCACTTCCGTCAACCAGGCTTATCAGCGTGGTACCGGAGGATGGCAGCGTGATTTCACGGTCGAGCGTCAGCGTCCGGGTCTGGCTGTTCACCGCCAGTACACGACCACCGGTGCTGATACCGGCATAGTCATCATCACAGATTTCAATAACATCGCCCGGTACATGGCGAAGCCCTTCAGCACCCACGCTGAAATCCACGGTCTGCGTTTCCAGCAGTTCCGTTTTAATCAGCCACAGCCCGGCGCGGTGTGCCTGCCCCCGGCTGGTACAGCCAAAGGCATCCATCTTCGTGACGTTACGACCGTAACGGGCAATGGCCTGCGTGTCCTCCACAAGCTCTGTCGCCGTCTCCCAGCCGTTGTTCGGGTCAATCCAGTTCACCTCAACGGCATTATGGCGGTCCTTCAGGGCGCTGAAGCTGTAGCGGAACGGCGCGCCATCATCCGGCATCACCACATTACTGCGGTTATAGGTCCACACCTTATCCGACGGCCGGTCCTGCACGAATGTCAGCGTCTGCCCGTTCCATACCGGCATACAGCGCATCGCCGAGCAAAAATCACTGAGCACATCCCACGCCTTGCGCTGTGTGGTCAGGTACGCATTACAGGTGATGCGCGGCTCCGTGCCGCCAAAGCCATCCGGCACCGACTGGTCGCAGTACTGGCCGATGACATACAGCGCCCATTTATCCACATCCGCCGCACCAAGACGTTTCCCCATGCCGTAGCGCGGATGGGTCAGCATATCCCACAGACACCAGGCCATGTTGTTGCTGTATGCCGGTTTAAACGTTCCGTCCCAGATACCGCTGTATTGCCGCGTCTGCGGGTTATAGTTCGACGGCACCTGCAGAATACGCCCGCGCAGATGATAATTACGGCTCACCTGCTGGCTGCCGAACTGCTCCGAGTCCACCTGCACGCCGACCAGTGCCGTGTTCGGGTAGCACTGTTTCACATCGATGATTTCAGTGTATGACGACCAGAGCGTTTTGTTCTGCAGCTGGTCTGTGGTGCTGTCCGGCGTCATCCTGCGCATCCGGATATTAAACGGGCGCGGCGGCAGGTTACCCATCACCACCGAGGCCAGATACTGCGAGGTGGTTTTGCCCTTAATGGTGATGTCTTTTTCCGTCACCCAGCCACCGTTACGTTGTATCTGAACCAGCAGGCGGACTTCCGACGGATTCCTGTCACCCTTTGAGGTGGTTTCCACCAGTGCCTGTACACCGAAGGTAAAGCGCAGACGGTCGATGTTTGCAGACGTAATGGTGCGGGTGATCGGCGTGTCATATTTCACTTCCGTACCCAGCACCGTCTCGGAGCCGGAGGATTCAAATCCCTCCGGCGGAGTCTGCTCCTGCTCACCAGCCCGGAACACCACCGTGACACCGGATATGTTGGTATTCCCCTCAGTGTCCAGCACCGGCGTACTGTTCAGCAGCACGCTTTTTAAGCCATCCACCGGACCTTCAATCGGCCCTTCACTGATCGCATCAATCACGCTCAGTAACTGCGTGGATTTCAGGTTATCTTTCGCTTCGCGAGGAGTGTGCCCCTTGCTGCCACCTTTACCCATTTATCTGGCTCCATTAACAACAAAACCGCCCGCAGGCGGTTTCACATAAAACGTTTTACATCAGCGACCAATCACCACAACCTGACCACCATCACCCTCATCAGCAGTACTGATACTCTGTGAAATCACACGCGACCCCACACGCATCTCACCATACAGTACCGGTAACGGATTCCCCTGGGCGATCATATTATCCAGCGAGGAAAAAAAGGTGTTCTGTTTGCCGTTATCCGCGGACTCCATGGACGGCGTTTTGATGGCCGGTGTCAGCATCTGCGCTATCCCGCCGAGGATCATACTGGCCCCGGCGGCATACATCCCCGTAAGTGCTGCCGCACCCAGCCAGCCCGCGGGGTTCCACCAGGCTACCGCAACAACCACAGCACCCAGGATGGTCTGAAAAATTCCGCCATGCTTTGCACCGGCAAGCCGGGGAACAATGTGGATCACCGCACCGTCCGGTAACGGCTCATGGAGCTGTGCCGTTACCCCGGACTCGCTGACATCCCGCCCGGCGATACGTACCTGATACCAGCCGTCACTCAGTTTCTGACGAAACGACGGAAGTTGTGTGGCCAGCGCCCGGATGGCTTCAGCCCCCGTTTTCACACGAAGGTCGATGCGGCGGCCAAATCGTTGCAAATCCCCGTAAAGGCAGAGGCGTGCCATGCCCGGTGCCGCCAGAGGGAGTGTGTGCGTCGCTGCCATTTTTCTGTATACCTCTCTCGTTTACTCAGTTGTTCAGGAATATGGTGCAGCAGCTCGCCGTCACCACAGTAAATGGCGGCATGATTCGGCACCGATGAACCAAAGCAGCACAGCAACACATCGCCCGGCTGCGCCGCTGACAGGGTGACCGGGTAAAAGCCTGTATCTGCCATGTTGTCCAGGTAAAGATTCTGACCGTTACGCCACCAGTCATCCTCACGATGAAAATCCGGTATCTCAATTCCTGCCAGATGATAAGCGTCCCGGAACAGCGTGTAACAGTCCGTCACCCCGTGATCAAAGCGCCTTCCGGTCAGATGTGGCACGCAGCGGAATTTATGGAGAGCCCCCCGACAGACCAGCCACCACGGCAAATCACTCTGTACCTGCAGCTGACGGTCGGCTTCACTCAGCCAGGGCAGACCACCGGGATGGCTGTGGACCAGCGCCACCACCTCGCCCTGTATTTGTGCCCGCAGCCAGTCTTCCGGTACCATCCGGAAACACGCCTCCGGAGTACCGGAGATATTCACGCAGGGAAGATACCTTTCCCCCTCCGGCGTTCTCACCACGAAGCCGCACGACTCCGCTGGCGCACATCGCCGGGCGTGCGCCAGAATCACTGATTCAGTCTCTGTCATGGATTTACTGCGAAAGTTTATTGATGGAAAGGAAACCGCCAAAGTTACCGACGTTATGACGTGACTTACAGCCACTCAGGCATTTACTGCATTTATCCTTCGTGATATCAGACGTCGGCTGGTCATATTCATCCGCGACAGCCGGACCGTGATAACCGCACTCATCACCGCGATAGGTCCAGGTACAGGTATTGGCCAGCATGGTACGTCCCGGGAAAACCGCACCGTCTGTCTCCGCTGGCGAGGCCAGAACAAACGTTGCCGTCACCGCCGTCAGATCGCTGCACTGTTCAATACGCCAGTAACTGATCACCTCCTGTTCCGGATCGGCTTCACTGTTTCCGTTAGTAAAATTCACCGCATCCAGAAAACGGGCGTAAACCTTACGCCGGATCACCGTTCCGCCAGCCAGACTCTGTAAATCCTCCACCATCCCGGTAACCATCCCGTACAGGTTGGACACCGTCAGGGTGGGGCGGGCGCTGCTTCCCTTGCCTTTCATTTCAAACCCTGCTCCCTGAACAGGATACACCTCATATTTCCGGCCCTGCCAGGTGACGGCCTCCCCCTTCTCGTTAGGCTCATTACTGAAAAAATAACGCTCCCCGCCAATCTCTGTCAGATCAATTTCCCAGAGTACCAGGCTGGCAGACTGCTCCGTACGGGTACATTCATTCAGTGTTTCCTGCCGGATACCGTACCTTTGGAAAAATCAGCGTAAGCCTCAATGTCGCTTATCGGATCAAACGTTTCGGCATCCTGTTTTGACCATTCTTTCCCGCCAGCCTGCGTAATATGATTGGTTGCGGGTAATCCCCAGTCAATTTCATAACGCTCAATGCCTTCGCCTTCAATAACGTTACGGCCTGTTGTGATGGCATTGACCGCCAGCCATTCAACACGCGCTTTGATGGCAGCAAGCTGTTTTTTCTGGCTGTCGTGAACCATTTTTACGCGGCGTAGTGCCGGGGAAGACTGACCATTGCCGATCTGTTCTCCAGCCATGCGCATGATTGTTTTGGTGGGATCAATAACGTGTTTGGGCTTCATATAACCCGGCGTGAACGTGTTCGTTGTGAAACCTTTGTCACGCATAACCTGGCTGCCTGACATTGGAGAACAAAACGGACTCATGACCACGTTTTCAATATCCAGCGTATCAAGTGCAATATCTCTGGTGCTGAAAGTAGCGACGTTCGGAAAGAACAACGTAGTAAAGAGTGGATTAAATTTAAATTCCGGCACATCTTCGCGCCCGATATTTTTCAGTAGCGTTGGTGTGCTTACCAGTTGCGGCGCTGTCATTACTTACCCCCATGAGGCTGATTCATACCAAGCGCAGCGCGTAAATCGCTGCGTACCATCCAGCCGACTGACGGCTTCACCAGGCACAACGGATCAAGGCCGATTTTTTTTCCTGCCTCTGCGTTCTCCTCAAAGCGCGCATTAAGTGCGGCGATAATATCGGGGCTGATGTACACGGATACACCGCCCGGCTTCTGTGTTCCCATAAATGAGATTCCTCTTTGACTAAAAAATAAACATAACGAAAAGTCATTCATGATTTTAATTATCATTGCATTTTTTGCAATGACATTGACTGTTGTTGCAAATCATGAAATCATGATGCCGTGGTTTTACTCCTTGTACCACAGAGTCATTCAGCGCTAATCACGTTAGCGGCGTGAAATCCCCCGGAACCTCATCCCGGGGGATTTTTTTTGCGCACAAAAAAGCCGGGAAAAATCCCGGCTTCTGTCACTCGTTGCTTAAAACGGTATGTTATCCCAGTACGGATCATCATTTCCCGCCTGTTGTTTTGCCCTGTTCAGTGCGTCAGTAGCCTGGCCCTGCTGGCCTTTTTTGCCGCCCGGTCGCGCCGTTCTGGCACTGATTACGCTGTCTGCGATAACCTGCCAGCCCTGCCGCGTTTCGCCGTTCTGGCCTGTCCACTGGCTTACCTGCATGTTACCCGCCACGCTCACCAGTTCGCCTTTGTGGTGTTTTGCCAGTGCGTCGGCCTGTCTGCCAAACGCCAGGACGGATAACCACATCGTCGCCGTTCCGTCATCTGCTTGGCTGCACGGCAGGGGAACCGCCATACTCGCCATCGCCATTTGTGTCCCTTTGCTGGTGGTCTTTAACTGTGGGTCAGCCACCAGCCGCCCGTAAGCCGCTATCTGTGCTGTCATGCTGTCTGCTCTCCGGTTTTAACGTTGATGGTTGTCACCTGTTCCGCTTCGGCAATCTCCCGTTCTGTCAGCGTGGCAAAGTTTGCCGCCGTCGTGGCCATGAATGCGCTTATCAGTTCGGGATGTGCTTTCGCGTATCCTTCCCCGGCGTGGCGGTCTATCGTTCTGATTGCCACCTTTAAGGCGTGCTCTGTCATGTCTAATGCGCGATATTTTGGCACTGTTTTATCTCTGGTTTTTCTGTTCATTCCCCACCACTCCCCACTTTTGTTCCCCACTTTTTAAAATTCCCCACTTGCTCCCCACCTCGTTTTTTTGTGATTCTAACGTGATGTTTTTCAATGTGTTTTTTACTCCCCACTTTTTTGGGTATATACAGGTGGGAAAGTGGGGAGTAACGTTGATTTTTTGTTAAATTCCCCACTCTCCCCACTTTTGTTCCCCACTTTTTACATCGGGTGAACATCATCGCCGTCAATAGCGATTACGTCGTCACTTTCCAGCTTGCGTAACCAGCGACTAAAGTGCTTCATCTCATACCCCAGCTTTTTCATATCATCACGCAATAACGGGATAGTGCATTTATCGCCGCGCTGTGTGCGTGAACGGATACAGCCCCATAGCGCGGCGTGATTCTCCGTCTTGTTCCCGGCTTCCTCGATGCGCTCCAGTTCAACTGGTGGGCGCGGCTTATCCACAACCACCAGCGACGTGATTAACTCCTTGTCAGCGTCGGTAAAAAGCTCCACCACGCGTAAATCATATGCAGCCTCTTTCAGTTCCTCCGCGTCCTTCATTTTGGTGCAGGAGATAACCAGGGCTTCACTGTCCGCACCTTCACGGCGAATACGGTATTCAGCGTCCAGAGATGCACGAAATGCACTGGAACCACGTGCCCCCTTTGTTTCATCCTTGCCGGAATGGTGAACCACCAGCACCGTGGCCCCTGTGCGTCGTTTCAGTTCGTCACATCCACGGATAAACGCCCCCATATCCCGCGCGTCATTTTCATCATTACCACCAAAGCAACGCGCCAGCGTATCCAGAATAATCATGCGTACCGGTTTACCCGTTTCCCGTTCAACCTGGCGGGACGCGATAACCATTTCATCAACATCAAGCGGGACAGCCGGAAAAATCGGGCGGTTTACCAGGTACAAATTTTCCACCCGTTCATCATTAACGATTTCCCATGCCTTGATACGGCGGGGGACACCTATACCCCCTTCACCGACAACATACATCACCGAACCATGCGCCACCCTGCGGCCTCCCCAGTGGCGACCCGTGGCAACATGACACGCCCAGGAACACGCGAGGAACGATTTATAGGAACCGCTCGCGCCGTATGTGCTGCACAACGAATTAGCCGGAATCACGCCCTTAACGACATAATCAAGCTGTGTGTCGTATCCTGCGGACCCAATGCTCATTGGTAGTGTGGTTTTTCGCTGGCTGTATTGCTCGTCAGTAAGTATTTCCCCGCGCTCTGCCTGTTCGCGGATCCGTTGCAGGTAGTCGTGCCAGTTCTCCAGCTTCTGGCTGTGCATTCCCTCAGGGTAATAATTCGCATCCCGTACACCTGCCGCCGCCAGCTTTTGCCCGATGGCATTAATATTTGACGGCTTGATGTGGCCTGCCTTGTACAGCCGGACACAATAGCGACCATCATCGATGATTTTCAGGTCTGCCAGTTCGTCAAGCTGGTTGTCTCCAAGCCATACAGGCGGCACGTTGTCGCCAGCAAGTCGCCCGTCCTGTTCCTGCCACTGTTTCGCGTGCGCCCAGGCATCACTACCCGCAAAAATAATGACTTCGGTCATTTTGTCGTGCGGCTGTTTTTTTAAGTTCGGTGCCAGTTTCATTTTTTACCCCTGAATGCGTTAATCATGTTTTTCATTTTCTGAATATTTGCCCGTGCCTTTGCGTTGCTGGTGGGCTGTCTGCGTGGTGTGGCCTGTACCAGCGAAAAATCACGCCGTAACTGATAAACAGGCATCACGCAGTCGTAGCTGTACCCATCACGGCGGTAAGTAACGCACCGTCCGGCAATACTTTTAATCGTTACCGTGCCGCCGTAGTTATCCCGGAAAATATCGCCTGGGCGGATTTCAGGCCGAGCGGGGCCGCTGGCAGTAAAGCCAGAATTTTTCTTTTTCATGGTTTTTATTCTCCGGTGTGTGGCTCTTTATATCTGTCGTGCAAGATGTCTATTTCTTGCAGTTCATTTATTACAGGCTCAAGAAGCGTTATTAATGCTGTTGCAATATTGCTGTTGCGTTTATCTCTTTCATTATCGCCAAGCGTTTCAAGCCATAAGCGCAATATTTCAAGCATGTTTTCACTGTAAGCAAGTGCGCTGTATGCATGGTCTACTGTGTCATTGTAAATATCATGCATGGCTCACCCCCTCCGGGAATTTACTTCTGTAACGCGTCTCTGCCACATATTCCGCATAGTCCGACGCAATATTGAGAATATCGCTACCCGTTCCTGAATGTTCGGCGGTTTCCAGTAAAAAACATGCAGCTTTTACCATGTCAGCAACACATAACAGCGCAATATCTGTATCTTCCGGTGCGCCATCAAATTCCTGTTTCAGGGCATTAAAACGATCATCACGCATAACCACCCCCCCCATTTTCACAATCAGCAATCAGGATAGCTTTGGCCTCATTCAGTGCCATATCAGCGGTAAGCTGTGCGTATGCCAGCGAATGCGGGATTATTGCCCCTGTATATTCCGGCTCTATGGTAATGTGTTTTTCTGCGGTTGCTGCCGTGCATGAAATATCAATCAGCGCGTGCATCAGCGTTCTGATAGCTTCGGCGGCTGCGTCCGGACGGGGGTTATTGCACATGTCTCACCCCCTGAATATTCGCGTTAATCATTCCGGCACGCTCTGCGAGTTCCTGTAATGATTCCCTTGTTGCGACAATTGCTTCATCTGGCAGGTGGTAATTACACACCACGCGACCTTTATCCACATTAACCAACAACTGCCCGGTAAATTTCTCACGAAACTGAATGCGGTTAAGGTCGGTAAGTGACAGGTTAATCATGGCGCACCTCCTGGCGAATACGGGCGGCGAATACCATCACGCAGCCAGCCGGAGATTGCTGGCGTGCTTCCTGTTCGCTGGTGGCCTCGATGGTAATCACGCGCGGTTGTGCCGTGCTCAGGGCGATAAAACGCCAGATGTATTTATTCAGGTTGTGCGAGTCCCGCCCTTGCGGGTGTGTGGTATGATTTCTCATAGCTACCTCGATACTCTTTCTATCGTTGGTGGTTAGAAGCCCTGCGAGTGGTAACGACACTTGCGGGGCTTTGCATTTATGCGCCTTGATAATTTTAAGGTGTGGCCCACTATATGTTTTAGGTGTGGTCCACGTCAAGAGTTTTATTTGTGTTTTTTCTGTGTATACTGTTCCCCACCAATCCACCAGAGGAATAGAAATGGCAACGGGTACAACAAACGCAAAATCACAAGCTCTAAAGGCTCGTGTACCACACGAAATAGTAAACGCCATGGAATCAGTGAAAGAATCAGGCGAAAGCACATCACAATTCATCATTGCGTCAATGCAAGGCGAGATCAAACGCCGCCAGCGTCGCAAGGCCAAAGAGCAGGAGTAACCATCACCAGCGCCGTGGTGCGGTGAACTGTGGCGCACTGGGTTACAGGTATCTACGATGACTGACAAATCATTAAAGAAATTATCTTCATCCAGGAAAAAACAACGCAAAAACGCGGTAAGCGAACAAGAACAGGAGAGATTCGCGCCATGTGCGTTTGGCCTTGAGAAGTTCTTAAAAGAGTACAGGCGCACAAAAATGGGGTCGCATACTTGGAAAACATCACGACATGGTGATGTTGAAGAGCAGAAATAACCACTATCAGCGCCGTGGTGTGAGGATCCATGGCACAAAGAAGTATCCAAGAGAAAAATGATGGACGCACAGAAACTAGATATACTCACCTCCTTTCTGGAAGAACGTAAACGAAAATGGGGGATAAAACCCCATCCTTCCACCAGAGAATTACCAAGAGCATCAACAGAGTGTTTTTTGCTTGAGGATTTCATCAAAAAGAGCAGCCCTGTTTTGTGCAGGAATAAGCGATACAAGTAATCATTACCCACTCCAGGCAACAGGGAAAAAATTCCGCTAAAGCTTTGCCCACCAGCCGCAAATGTGGCATTGTTGGTGATGCTCATGCGTTGGGGATAACGTGTAGCTTGTGTTGAAGGGCCACCGTAGCGGGTGGCCTTTGTTTTGCCTGTTATCCGGCAATTGTGGCGCTTCGTCACACGGTTGATATAATCCCACTGCTCAGATTCATTTTTTGCGCAGTAGGTTAATTGTTCACAAAGGCGCTCCGGCAACGGGGCGCTTTTTGTTTTTACCCACCAGCACAATAAAAATCTTCATTTTCCATTTTTGTAAAATTTCATGCTTTCCGGACGGCTGACCATATATCATTTTTTAGCAGAAGATTTTGCCTTGCTGGTGGGTAGCTTCCCGGTTAACACGATGTACCGTATAATCAGCACTGCGAGTGGTTACTGAATACGCTCACCAAAGTAAAACTCAGGCTGATATTCACGTATCAGCCTTTTTTCTTCTTCCTCCAGCTCACGCTTTTTGCGCTTACATGCCTGTAGCTCCCTCCCCTTCTCGCTGGCACTTATCTGATATTGCTCTTTACGGCGGGAAAAATCCTGTAATGCGCCCCACGGGATACCATAAGCCCCCGTTTTTCTGATACCCGGTATCACATTTCTGAATACCCAGTTACTGAAACGATGGGCGAACGTGCCAGGCGTCGTTGCTTTGCGGCTACGGGCTATTAGTTTGTAGAAACCTGACTCGCATACAGTTCGCATTGTTTGATTTCCGCCAAGGGTGGGTATTAAACACTCCCCCTTTTCATCATCATCGAGACGGCGTAACGCAACCTTGTGATCAACAATTTCCAGCGCAGCGCACACGTCAACTGCAACAAACCACGGATCGCCGTTCAGATACACCACGCGAACGTTCACACCATCAAAGCGCAGAACGACCAGATCACGAATATCACAGAATTTTTTTACTAGACGAGCGTCACCTTTGCCCGTCACGGCAATATTTTTATTCATCGCTTTTTACCTCACATACAAAAAACCCCGCATTGAGCGGGGCTGTGTTTATCTCCTGGTTATTGCTGTTTTGTTTTTTCCGGTTTCCATCCTGGGTGCCAATCGCCACGGATCCACGCCTGAATCTCCGAGAGACGATAGCCAGCGGCACGTTCACCAATCTTAATACGTTTTGGGAACTTACCTGTCTTTTCCAGTTTCCAGCGTGTTGAATTTGCCAGCGTAGTAAGTGCCACGCATTCTTTTTCACGAATGACACGATCAATATCCGGCATTGCAGTAAAATCTTTTTCATCAACAAGTGAATAAACTGACATATCAAACAACCTCTTTACTCAGTTCAATAACGTTATTATTAAATCCGGCTATCGTGTTAAGGTAATTAACCCACATATTAAGAACCTCAAGTTTTTTCTTTGCATGCTTGCTTTTATTATAAACACCCGCCACACCTTTAACTTTATGACCAAGCAGAAGCTCTACAATATAAGGATCGGCACCCATATCGTTAAGCATTGTTGAAAATGTACGCCTGAAATCATGTATGCACCACAGACCATTTACATCATGCCCTAGCCGCCTGCATATCCGGCTTGCTGCTCCTGTTATTGTCGCTCGCTTCAGTGATCTACCGATAACACAATCCCGGTGCTTTGTTTCCGCATAAAGATTAATAACCCATTGTTTTATTCCATCAGGGACTGGTCTTACAATAACCTCGCCGTTCTTGCTGTGCTCTTTTGGAACTGTCCAAATCCAGTTTTTTAAATCCCATTCTTCCCAAGTGGATAACCGCGCCTCCTGCTGACGGCAACCAAACACCAGGCAGATAACCATAATTCTTCGGTTATGTATTGATGAAAGGGTAAGTAAATTGTTGCCATAGGCATAAGACCATACGTCAGCGGCTTCATTAATACTCAGAACACGATCCCTTATGCCTGCTGAACGTCCAACATAACTAACGTTAATATCACCGAATGGATCGCAACTAATGTATTGCCTGATACGGCAAAAACGTAACGCCTGTTTAATATCAAGAAAAATAGCACCAGACATAACAGGAGCATTTTTTTTAATTCTGTCAAATACAGTAAGCCAGGTATGCAATTTGCACTGTTCTATAGCCATATCTCCGATATATGGAAAAATATGCTTTTCAAATCTTTTTATTAAATACTCATGCTGCTTTCTGGCTGTCCTGGCGTGATTATCGTACCAGTAAAGCACCGCATCCCTTACAGTTACAGGGCGCATGTTTTTTTCAGCTACAAGTTTTATTTGTCTGCGAGGATCCAGATTTTCCGCCAGCCATTCACGGCACTGGTCGCGTAATCTCCTGGCGGCTGCCAGAGACATATCAGGATAACGCCCAAGGGTCAGCCATACCGGAGGGGCATCCCTGCCGCCAATACGATAGTAAAAAACGAAACTAATTCCCCCAACCACGCTTACACGAACAGATAGCCCCCGCCCATCAGCCATGATTTTTTGTCTGTCCTGCGGCTTACCTGCAAGACTTTTCAGAAGTTTGTCAGTCAGTTTATTCTCGATAGCCATATGTAGCCTACACGTCAATTTGCAATACACACCCCATCCAAACGCCAACTTGCAATACACATTGCAATACACAAAACCGCGAAAAACACGAAAGGTAATGAACGGTCATCATAAATACAAAAAACGACATTCCAGACATATCAAGGGTTTTAGTGGAGTTGATGAATGGTGGCGACAACTACGGGGAGATAATAGACATAAATGGCGCGAACCACCGCCGACTGCAGTTGCGTGGCCTGCAGTGTGTCGAGCATCTTGAGACGCTCCATTACAGAATAAAACTGGTTGGCCCCGCGGGTCTGCCCGTCTTCCTGTGGCTGAAACACATGGATCATTCCCGGTCGTCCGGAAGGCAGTGTTGCCGTAATTCGTGTCCATTTACTGACACCGTAGCCGGGCCAGTCATCATCCTGAACATGGTAGGCCAGCGCTTTTCCGTGTCGGTTTATTTCCACCCCGGCACGCATAAAACGATCGCCGGTACCATAACCGGGTGTACTGACACGCTTCGGGCTGATGGTTTTGAATTTCGTCCGGAATAATGACGTGGATTCCGCATCCCATACGGGCTGGACAAAAATTTCACCGTTAAACGTATGGACCCCCACCCCTTCACGAATGAATTCGGTAAACGAACGACGCCCTTCCACATCCATCGTACCAAACACCGGATCGCAGTATTCCATCCACGCCGCCTCAACATCTTCAATAAAAGCATGTGAATCTGCTTCCGACATCCCCAGCCAGCGCCAGTTGGGACGGTAACTCAGACGAAACATGTGCCCGACAATATGATCCTTATGAATTTCCACTGCATTCGATGCAATACCGTTGTTACGGACCAGCTCATCCGCGCGGGCGTTACCCAGATGAATGGAAGGTAAGAGCGCCACGTCGGCACTTTCCGGTGCAGGCAGCCATTCTGCCATTTGCCCACCGAACCCGGAACCACCACCAGAATATCCCATGCTTTGCCGTAAAGGCTGCCCATGAATATCCACCAGTTCCCCGTTCACAGCCCCACTCCTGCCGGGCCACGACGCCGTCCGGATACACCCAGCGCACTTTCCAGCTCTTCAATATACTGACGCAGTTCACCAATTGTCGCCCGCGAATACTGAACCTGACGCCCGTCCTTGCTGACGGAAACCACAGCACGTCCGATCATCAGTTCATGTAACGCCCGGCGGGCATCGCATAGCATTTCATGCGTATAAATCATCACTTATCCTCCACTCAGAGCAGCCGCGATTTCTTCAATAGTCATTTCATCGTCGTCCTGTTCATCTCTTCTGGCGCGGGCCAGTGCATCCAGATCCAGTTGCCACCGCTGAACGGAAATGCGCAGCGCTGCATAGGCATACACCAGACAGTCCAGAGCTTCATTACGCCGTTTTCTGGCATCCCACTGGAGTTTCACCCGCCCGTTCACAACTTTTTCAACCAGCTCTTCTGCCACGAGTTGTTTAGCTTCAACATCAGAAAAAATGTCCGGGTTATCCGGAAAACGGAAGGTATACGGTGCGACTTCACTGGCAGATACCACCGGCAGGGCAAAACGCGCATACAGCATTTCCTTGACGGTATCGGAACCCACCTCACACAAAAACACCCCACGCTGGTTTCGCTTTTTTGGCATGGTGATCACCGGCTTGCCGTACACCGACGCCCCTTTGATGGGGAGCACAAAAAAAGTGCCGTGTTTTCTGGATCGCTGATACACAATGTCCTGGTCAATACCACCGGTATCCCAGCAGACGCGGGAAATGGAAATTTCAGTGCCATCTGCATGACGGTATTTTTTCCGGATCACGGCATCAACGCGTTTAAGGGTGTCCTCATCTTCCGGTCTCCCCATGATGATCTGCTTGTCAATCAGAAAAGCTTCTTCGCCAGGAGCCCAGCCCCAGACATAAATCTCATAACGGTTTTTCTGAGAGTCGATCCCTGCGGTCAGGTAAACCACCCGCAGGGGAACCTGCGCATCATAGTGGCAGACTTTTTCCAGCAATAACTCAAAGCTCAGTTTTTCTGCCACAGCCTCTTCATAAGGCTCCCCCAGCGTGGTGTTAATGAACGTCTTGACGCCATTCGGATCCTTCAGTGCATCAAGCCAGTCATAAACAATCTGTACCCAGGTGGTGAACGGGCTGTATGCCGTCCAGATGTGGTACGAGATTGAGCGCGGTGGCGGGATTTCCTCATCACCGGCGCTGTAAAATGTCAGACCGTCACGCGTCCACATCCCGGTATTGTCACAAATCCACCGCCCGTCGGTCTGGTCAAGTTCCGACTGACGGATCGCGCAGCCATTATGTTCACACAGGTAATACACCGTCTCCGGCTTGCCCTTCTCCCATTTCAGGCCAAAGGTTGTCGCATCATCGCCAAACTTCAGATACTGGGCTTCACCACAATGAGGGCATGGCACATAAAACCGCATAAAATGTGCAGATTCGTTCGCGGCTTTTTCAATCTGGCAAAAACCTTTAATTTTGGGCGTTGAGCCGCGTATGGATTTAGGCCATACCGAACCTTCGATACGCTTATCGCCAAGCAGAGTTGGTGAACCTTCTTTTTCCACATCCGGTTCAAACGAGGAGAGTTCGTCATAGCAGACCACATCCACAGATTTTTCACGGTAGTTTTTGGCAGCAGCTCCGCCCAGACACCAGAATCCCACACCGGAGGAGAAACGTTTCAGGGTAAGCGTGTTGTCCCGATGTTTTCTGCCAAACCACGGAGCCAGCTCCAGTAATACAGGAACGTCTCTTATCGTTGGTTCGACATGGGATTTCATAAAATCTTCTGCCGCAGAATCTGTCGGCTGAAAAAGCAGGCTGTTACGGGATTTGTGTTCAATAAAATAAGCCTCCACCCCCAACAGCATTTTGGTGTAACCAACACGCGCCGATTTAATCAGATTAACGGTGCGGATCCGGTCATTCCCCATGCTGTTCATGATGGCAACCTGAAACGGCAGTGTTTCCCATTGCCCGGGAGTATATGAAGACTCTTTTGGCAGATAATAATGCTGATCAGCCCACTGAACTGTCGTCAGTGGTACCGGAATATTGAGAGATACAAGCCCTGTTGCTATCGCACCGGCTGCATTAGCTGCCTTCTGTGCGTCTGAAATCATCAATCCACCCGCCTACGTTCTCACCAGCTTTAGCTGCAACGTTGGAGGCTTTTGCGATTTCAGTTTTCACCACATCAAGGTGTGACGGTGAAATATCCGGATATTTACGCTGTAATGTCAGCGGCACACGTACAAGTATCCCCGAAATCTCCTGTGCCACACGTTGCAGAATGAAGGTAAACAATTCCGTTTCCAGTACCAGCCCTTCTTCGCGGGCATTTTTCAGTTCCTGTGCATCAGCCTGTGCTTTTGTGAGTCGGTAGCGCTCATAGTCAATGGTGCCGGGTTGTAAATCTGATTCCGCAGCCGCACGCAAATCCTCGGTCTCTTTGCGGAGTTTTTCGTTTTCAATATCGGCTTCGCGCTGCGCATACCACTGAATTGCCATGGCGGTATCAAATACAGATTCAACCCCCTTACTACCACCAGAGACACAAGAGAGCCCCTGAGACTGCCAGCGTTCAATCGTTCGTGGATCCACGTTGAAAATTTCCGCGAGCTTCTTTTTATTAACCTTCATAAAACATTTCCATATCAAATGCAGGGTCCGACATGGAAGTGCTCAAAAACGTCTTTTTCGGGCACTTTCATGTCGGACCTTTTACGGATGTGATTGATGAAAAAACAATGAGTTATACACGAGAAGTACCGACACGCTTTTTCCCGAAAAATTTTCATAAATAG